AGCGCAGTAGTTTACATCGATAGATAATTAGCTCCGGAGCCCGTCATGCATTTATCAGTTACACCCGAAGCCGCCATGTTTCGCGAAGAGGTGCGGGGGTTCATTAGAGAGAACCTGCCAGCGGAAATGGTGGAGCATGGCGGGGGCGTGTTTTCGTCCAACAAGGCGCATATAAAATATTGGCAGCGGGCGCTGTATGAAAAAGGCTGGGGGGCGCCGGGCTGGCCGGTGGAATATGGCGGCGCGGGCTGGAGCGCGACGCAGAAATATATTTTCGATGAGGAGATGCATGTTGCCGGGGCGCCGCGCGCGCTGCCTTATGGGACATCTATGGTGGGGCCGGTGATTTGCACCTTCGGGTCCGAGGCGCAAAAGCAGCGGCATCTGCCGGGAATTGTGTCGGGCGATGTGTGGTGGTGCCAGGGCTATTCCGAGCCGGGGGCGGGATCGGACCTGGCGGCAGTCAAAATGTCTGCGGTGCGCGATGGCGGCTATTATGTCGTCAATGGGCAAAAAGCCTGGACCAGTTTTGCGCATCTGTCGGACTGGATTTTTTGCCTGGTGCGCACAGGCGGCGGCACGAAGCCGCAGGAGGGGATTTCGTTTCTGCTGATGGATCTGAAGACGCCGGGCATAGAAGTGCGGCCGGTAATTTCAATAGATGGCGCGCATCATCTGAACGAGACATTCTATACCGATGTGCGGGTGCCGGCGGAAAACCTTATTGGCGAAGAAGGCATGGGCTGGACCTATGCCAAATTTCTGCTGCTGCATGAACGTACGGCAATTGCGGGCGTGACGGCGTCGCGGCTGGCGCTGCAACGGTTGCGCGCGCTGGTGTCCATACCGGTTGCGGGCGGCGGGGCGCTGATCGAGGATGCGGCGTTCCAGCGCAAACTGACCGGGATTGCGATCAAGCTGAAGGGGCTTGAATTTACCGATCTGCGCGGGTTGAGCGATCTGGAGGCGGGGCGTCCAGCGGGCGCGGAAACCTCCATGCTGAAAATATATGGCAGCGAAGTGCAGCAGGGCTTGCAGGAGCTGGCGCTGGAGGCGGCGGGCTATTATGGCGCGCAGTTCGGGGATGCGGCGTGCGGCTATCTGTTCGGGCGGGCCGCGTCTTTGTATGGCGGGACCAATGAGATTCAGCGCGGCGTGATAGCCAAGGCGGTGCTGGGTTTGTGAGATGTAATTTGATTGAGGTGGACCCCCCGCCCCGGCCCTGCCCCACAAGGGGGGAGGGAGAAGAGAATTTATAGTGCGCCTTTCGGGGCGCTTTTTTTATGGCTGGAGAAAACATGCACGCAGATCAATTGGAAATCAAACTGGCCCAGGCGGATATGCGCGCTGTTGGCGAGGATGGGGTGATCGAGGGCTATGCCAGCGTGTTTGGTAACGCCGATACCGGGGGCGACACTGTTGCGCCGGGGGCATTTAAAAACTCGCTGGCGCTGCGGGCGGCGGATCAGGTGCGCATGCTGTGGCAGCATGATCCCAATGAGCCGATCGGGGTGTGGGAGAAAATTGTGGAAGATGCGCGCGGGCTGCTGGTGCGCGGGCGCATTCTGGGGGATGTGGCGCGCGGGCGGGAGGTGCTGTCGCTGTTGCGCGCGGGCGCCATTGACGGGCTGTCCATTGGTTTTCAAACCGTGCGCGCGCGGACGGATGAAAGCACCGGCATCCGCACACTGCTGGAAATTGATTTATGGGAAATTTCCGTGGTGACATTTCCAATGAATGACGCAGCGCGTGTAGCCGGCGTGAAAAATATATTCACCCTGCGTGATTTTGAAAATTTCCTGCGGGAGGCAGGAGGCTACAGCCGGAGCGAGGCCAAGCGCATTGCCGCGCATGGTTTTCAATCAAGCCGGGATCGGCGGGACGCCGATCAGGAGTTACGAGACCTTGCCCATGCCATAAGGCAGGCAACCCTTAAAATGCAACCATCCCCCTATGCCCAGCCTTCGCCAGAAGGCTTCGGCCTGGCAAGCAAGGCTTCGGGGGACAAGTGAGGAAAGACATGAACCAGAACACAGATGAAATCACTGTTACACGGGAAGTGAAGGCCGAGTTCGGCCAGTTCAAACGCACGTTTGAGGCGTTCAAGAACAATAATGACCAGAGCATTGCCGAGATCAAAACCAGGCTGGGCGAAGATGTGCTGACCCGCGAACAGGGTGAGCGGCTGAGCCGCGAGCTGGATGAGCATAAGCGGCGCATGGATGAAATGCTGCTGGCCAGTGCACGGCCGGATTTTGCGGCGGATGGCGCGCCGCGCGGCGCGTATGACCGGGAGCATAAGGCCAGCTTTGAGCGTTATATGCGCCGGGGCGATGAGGCGGGACTGCTGGCGCTGGAAGGCAAGGCGCTGTCGGCGGGCGTAAGCGCGGATGGCGGATTTCTGGTGACCCCGGAAACCGAACGCCAGATTGACAGGCTGCTGTCGGTGGCGTCACCCATCCGTTCCATTGCCACAGTGCAGAAGATCAGCGGCAATGTGTATAAAAAGCCGTTTGCCACAACAAGCGCCAGCACCGGCTGGGTGGGGGAAACCGCGGCACGGCCGCAAACCACCACGCCTACGCTGGTGGAGCTGAGTTTTCCGGCAATGGAAATTTATGCGATGCCGTCAGCAACGCAGACCATTCTGGATGACACGGCGGTGGATACCGAAGCCTGGCTGGCGGATGAAGTGCAGATCATTTTTGCCGAGCAGGAAAGTCTGGCCTTTGTCAGCGGCGATGGCGTGAACAAGCCCAAGGGGTTTTTGTCTTACACCAATGTGGCGAATGCGTCCTGGACATGGGGCAATATCGGCTATCTGGCGACGGGCGTTGCGGGGGCCTTTGCCGCCAGCAATCCGAGCGATGTGCTGGTCAATCTGATCTACACGCTGAAACAGGGCTACCGGTCGAACGCCAACTGGGTGCTGAACCGCAATGTGCAGGCCGATATCCGCAAGTTCAAGGATGCCAACGGCATGTATCTGTGGCAGCCATCCGTTGTGGCGGGACAGCCTTCAACCCTGATGGGCTATCCGGTAACGGAATCAGAAGATATGCCAAGCCTTGCCGCCAATAGTTTCAGTATTGCGTTTGGCGATTTCAAACGCGGCTATCTGATCGTGGACAGGCTGGGCATCCGGGTGCTGCGTGATCCGTACACGGCCAAACCTTATGTGCTGTTTTACACCACCAAGCGGGTGGGCGGCGGCGTGCAGAATTTCGAGGCGATCAAGCTGCTGAAATTCGGCGTGTCGTAAAATCAGTTTCCATAGATGACTGCCGGGGGCGGAATGAAAATTCCGCCCTTTTTTTTGAGAATATCCAAGTGAGGAAGCAGCATGGCCTGGGGAACGAAACAAAGTTTTACGGATCAGACGTTGATCAACAACACGGCCGAGAAATATCTGGCGGCGGTGTCGCTTAACCCGCGCGAACTGTGCCATGTGCAATTAAAGCTGGATAATGAACATGCCTCGGCGGTGACGGACAGTTTGCAGGTGTCAGTTTACACGACCCTGGATACGGCCAGTGAGGTCTGGGATGTTTTTCCATTCATGCAATTCACGATCAGGCCCGCCACCATCAATGCGGAATATTTCTCCTTCACCGTGCTTGGCGTGCGCAAATTCCGCATTGGCGGATTGAGCACCGGCGCCACCAACACCTACACGATGGGCGGGGCCTATATGCTGGATGGGGTGAATGCGTGATGCCGGATCCGGCGCGTAAAGGAGAACTGGCATGAATAGTTCAGGATTAAATTTATCGCATTTGTTTTGCGTGATTTGTCTTGTGTGCGCGGCCTGTGGCACAGCCAATCCGGGCCCGGTGTCCGGTTGCGCGGGGACCAATGCGGCGTCCCTGGCCTATGATGCGCATAGCGGACAGGTTGAAGCGGCATTGTGCGGCGGCAAGGAGAATGATTCTGTAAGGCTTTCCGGGAAGACCCCGGGCGGGCTTGAATTCAGTTATGAGGCGCAGGGCGCAACCGCATTTTCCGGACAGCAGATCCAGGCTGAACTGAAACAAGCGCTTACCAAAGAGCGGCAAGAAACCATCCGTGAGCTGATCGGTATTATTAAAACAGGCGTCCCGCGCCTGTCCCCTGTTCCCCGGTAAAGGCCCGCACATCAGATGCAAGAAAAACCGCCACGCTGGAACGTTTCGCCCGCGCTGATTGCGCCCAATGCGCGCAGACTTTGGAATGGGCTGGCTTTCATCGCGCCATTATGGCCGGACGCGGGTAAAGGCGCGCTGCTGGGGCCGCATGCGCAGCCATTGGCTGGCGCAAATCTGGTTGCGGGGTCAACCCTGCAATGGCGCGGCACGCCATACGGGGCGGGCGCTGGTATTTCGGGTGCTTCCAATCTTTTATTTCAGGATAATTTTGCGCCCATAACAACATCAGATGGCGCAGGGACAGGCGATTTTACACTTGTCCAATTGGCAAACCCGCCAGCCGAAGCCGCAGTGACAATTGGTGTTGCGCAAGCTGTAACAGGAGGCAATCCGCGAACCGACTTTTTTTTCAACGCCAGCGGCGCTGCTGCGTCTTCGGGTTCTTTCGAATTCTGGGTTACGGGGACAGGGCTGGCGGTAGCCGGCGCGATTGATGGAAAGTTTCATTTGTTCGCCGCCCGCCGGGGGACTGCCCGGGAGGTCTGGATAGATGGCGCAAGAAGGGCAACCGGTGCGGGTGTGGGCCAGGATATCTGGGATGCAATATCCGGTTTCGCCCTTGGCAGCCGCG